TGCAGAGCCATCATCGTCATACTCAAACTCATGGTTATACAAGTACCCGCTTTCTGCGGCTATAGGATATGTCCTAGTTCCTCTGTCAATCCAAGCTGAACGATCAATTGTGCCATAGTACCAAGTCTTGTCTTTGTAATTGTATATAACGTATTTATCTATTTCCCCTGTTCCGCCGTTAGAAAGGGAGTTTGAGTCAGACGGATAAAGCCATATAACCTCAGAAAACTCAGAGTTAATGCCGCCGTAAACCTTGTCAGTCTGAGCTAAGTTAAAATCGTTGAACACATGATTTTTAACGGTGCATTCTAGCTGTGTTGTTTGACCTGAATAAGTGTAGAAGTTATCTATGCCCATCCAGTAAACAACGTCCTCTGTTGCTACGGCAGAGTTTGGCCCCATAATAGTGATGTTTGATGCCAGTTGCTGTAGACCAAATGTAAATGGCGGGCCGATAAACCTCATTGAGTGAAGAGATGTATCTGTCCACACAAGAATCTCACGCTTTGTTTCTACTGCCTGAACAAACTGAGATCCTGATCCAAGAATCAAATCTCCAGCAGTATTTGCGTCTGTAGGAAACCAATCAACGGCATTTTCCTGAGAGGAAAACCTAATAAGCAATGGATCTTGCACACCGTTGCCTTGGGTGGCAGATGCGCTGGCTCCTATGGCGTCACACCCAAACGCAATAACGTGCCTGTCCTGATCAGACACTAGAACTTGTTTAGCAACTTGTGGCGCAGACTTGGCCCCACTTAAAGTAGAAATCTCTACTGCCCTAGAAGAAAGGCCAGTACCCTTGTCCCAGTAATAAACATTAGAGTCTCTTGGATTAATAATAAGATCTTCGCCAAAGTTGTCGTGTGACCAGATTCGTATGTTTGTTGTAGTGGTCAAAGAAGAGCTTGAACCCCATGTGCCTCGCCCCCATGTACCCGCTCCCCAGCCAGTTCCACCAACCTGAGAGTTTAGACCAACGTTAATTTGGTAAGCTCCCACAACAGAGGAGCCGCCATTAGCAGTATCAGATGCATTGGCAGTTACAGAAACAACTATTTCATATTGGCTTGAGCTAGTAACATTAGTAACTTGATGCTCTGCGTTTAGAATAGCCGCAGTAACATTGCCACCAAGAGAGGCAGAGCCGCTAAATGTCACAAAGTCATTTTGGATAGCGCCGTGATTGGCGTCCGTTACCGTTATTGTTGACGATCCATTAGTGGCAGAGAAGGTCACATCTCCAGCGGCGGTTGTGTTTCTTAGTGGGGTAATATCGTTGAAGGCCCCGCCTTCCTCAATATAATACTTTAAATGAGTACCAAGGCCTAAGAAGTTTGATCCGTCTAATGTTATCCAGTTGTGCAGAGCGCGGCAAACGCCTTGAAACTGATTTGCAGAATACTTTAGCCACCCACCAATCTTCTCAGGATACCCAAGACGAAAGCGCACCTTATCGCCATCTACCCATCCGCCTTCATTTGAATAGGATGTAATGTCTTTGTTTATGCCCGGTCTAAATTGTAATTTTTGTAAAGGCATATTTTTACCTACGAAGGTTGAGTGTAGCTGTTAGAGTTATAAAATGTCCCCAGCATGATATCTGAGCCTTTTGACCAGCCAGATGGATTCTTTAACCGAAATCCATACCATTTGTAACCATTTGATCTCGCGCTTGAAACATTGTTGGTTGCAAATGAAATAATACCAGTATTGTAATAACCACCTGTATACGTTATAGCGCTTATAAGGCCAGCACTGTCCCAAGTAATGCTGTAACTTCTACTGCCGCCTTGACTTCCGCTTGATCCCGCGTTCCATTGACCAACTATATTAGTTACAGTAGAGAGACTTGTGCCGCCATAAAGGATAACGTGTCCCGTGTTAGGGTTTACATCTTCGTTTTGCTGAACTGTAATTGAAGCGCTAGTAATAAATCCTGTTCCCGCGTGGAAAACAGGCTGGTAACAAAGGGTATTAGTGCCAACGCTAAAACCAAAAGGAGCCGACGCCGCATTGCCATTGCCGAAATAACTTGACGTAAGGCCAACGGCTGAGTTTCCGTAACCGTAGTCCATATTAACTTGCAGGCTTCTAGTGGTTGTGCCAGAGCCGCCATAAAAATTAGACATACTTATAGCGCCGCTTGCTGGAACGCTTGAGTTTATTGCGTTGTTAGCAACATAAGATCCGCCTCTATAATATTCTGACATACCAATTGGGCTTGATCCACCAAACGAGGCCTGCACCTGAGAAAGGGAAAGTGACCCTGATGAGGGTAAAGCTGGCATGATTAAACACCACTATATGCTACTATGTCGTCTTCGACATTGAGCGTACCAGCGGCAGTCATTTGTGCCTTTGTATCACCATTGTACTTAAATAGAAGATTGTTACTGCCATCAACTTCTATAGTCCAGTTGCCTAATGTAAGGCTAGATCCTAAACTAGATGAGGCACTGGCGAAAGAAAGCGTACCAGACCCGTTTGTGGTCAAAACTTGATTTGCTGTGCCATCTGTAGCTGGGTAAGAAAGATTACTTATAAGAACCTTGCCAGTTCCGTTTCCGTCTAAAGATAAGTTGGCATTTGTATTTGTAACAGTTATGGCGTTTCCGTTAATGTTTACGTTGTCTACATCTAGGTCGCCAACAATATTTGTTGTGCCAGTTACATTAACGGCCCCTGTTCCATGTGGAACTATTCCTATATTCCCATTTGAAACAGAGACAATAGACTGCCCATTAACATCTAAATCTCCCCCAAGCTGAGGAGTCAAATCGTTCACAAGATCAGTGTTGGGCGTCAAGGATTTAAAAACTCCGGATGATCCGCCGCCGTCACCAGTAACCGCTTGAGTGGCACCAGAAGCAATTTCTACACCATTTGATGTAGAGTAAGTAACGCCCTTATATATTACCCTACAAGCGGAGTCTGTTTCGTTTTTGATGCTGTAATGCTTTTCTTGATCTGTAGGTGTTACCCTAAGCTCAAATGTCGCCCCCGGAGATCCTGTTAAAACAATAACAGTCTTGATGCCGTCAGAAACAGACCCGTCATTTGTTGTCAGATCTTGGCTACCAACTATAGAAATCTGAGCCTGCCCATGAAGAGCTTCGTCAATAATGTCAAAGTTAGTGTTGGTAGTTATGCCCCATGTACCTGACTGATCCCCAGTACCCGGCTTTTCTATCCCCGTATTTTGTGTATATGTACTTGGCATTTAAACCACCTTTTCAGTCCATGTTTCTATTGTACCACTCGCGTTTATAGGTGTCCACGCACCGCCAGAAATACTTATCTGTACCCATGTTTCGGCTGGAGTACCCGCGTTTATCTTCGCCCACAACAAATCCCCATCTGCTTCTTGAGTGAAAGAAAAATCTACATTGAAGTCGTTTCTGTAAATTAAAATGCCAGCAGTTTCTATAAGGTCGAATGTAAAGCTATTTTCAGATGAGGCGCTGGTTACTATACCTCCAGCAGTCGAGCTTTCAAATTCAGAGGATTGCTCAGATAAACCTGAAGCAGTAAAATTAGCCGCCGCCGACTGAGTAAAGTTAGCAGACTGATCTGAAGTTCCGCTGGTTATTTTTAAGGCATCTGATTTTTGTGTAAAGTTTGCAGACTGTTCAGACTGAGCCACAGCGGTTTTTATCGCTTTAGAAGCCTGATCAAAACTTATAACTTGACCAGATATAGCAGTAGCAAATCTAGTTGGTGCTGACTCTTGTGTAAAATCAAAAGATGATTCTGAGATACCAGTAAGGACTCCAGAGCCAACACGGCTTATACTGGATATAGCATCCATGCTAGACACGCCTGAGAATACAGGAGAGCTAATTTGAGATGAGGTAAAGTTTGCATCAACAGATCCAGAGCCAAAGGTCAAAATACCATGACTTGCTATAGCTCTTTCTGTTATACAAAACTCACCAAACATTATCCTGAAATTTCCATAACAGTAAATGATTGTGTGCCGACTACTGCACTTCCAACGCCAATATTTAAATCTGAAACAGAACTATTATATTTTCGGCCTCTAATTGTATATGTTCTAGCTGACGTACTACTAGCACTTATCGAATGGCTCATTGTTATATAGGAGAAAATACGAGTTTCATCTTTGTATTCAGTAAAAGGGCCTGAGCCATCCATCGGTTGAGTATTAAGCTGTGTATTTCCTTCAAAAAAAGCTAAACCATAACCGTTTGCTCCACTCGTTTGTTGCGAAACATTACCAGACCAGATCAATAATATTGTACTGTTTGATTTCTTTGGCGTAAAAGTAATTGATACAGAAGAGGCGGTATAAGTGTTTCCTGTAATAGCAGTGTTTGATCCACTTGTGTCTGTTGCAACTTGAATAACAGAACCAGAAGGCAAATTACCAGACGGAACGGTAGCGCTTGTCCCTAACAGATTAGAAAGATTACGGGCGTTACTCATACCTTACTCCGGCTTCACAGGCCAAACAACAGTGTCTAGCGATTGATAGGTGTCGGTTATGTCACGCAGTGCCTGACGATAAGATGCGCGATCCGAAGACATGGTAAGATCAGATGATGCCCACCAATCTGTTTCAGCGATACGTCTATTACGCTCTTCACGAAGTAGTTTTAAAGGCTCTTCTAGGTTAAGCTCGGATAACTTTTTTTCAATTGCATTCCATGTAATGCCCTGCCAGTCGTCATCTTCATAAGACTCGATAGCTGTGCCGCTGTCATCTTCGCCCATAATCACAGAGAACATAGTGTTGAACTCATAAGCATCGGTTGGCTCTCCGCGTAGAACCCACTGAATGTCTGGATTTAATTCTTTGATTGCTTCTGATACTGATGCCATGTTTTTAACCTATTAATTTTGCTGAAAACACAGTTGCGCCTTCATGGTCACTGGTGGTATGCGGCATATAAACACTATTCCAACCTACCGCTACTTGTTCGCCAGCAGTTAATTCTAAAAACCCAGAATAGGACAATGTATAATAGGCATAATCATTAGATGTCCAAACCCTATAAATTTCTTCACCAGTAGTCCCATTAGAATCTAGCTTAATAACAACTAAAGCACGATAATTAGTTGAGCCACTGCCATGCCCACTCCGAGCAGAGATTTCATATATTCCATTAACAGGCGCAACTAATCTTCCGTTACTGTATAGGCTTCCTCTATTAACATCTATCTGGCTAAAGCTATTAATGTATGTTGTGTTGCCTTCATCAGAAATATTACTTAAAGAAAGCCCAGAAATAGCCGCGTTTCCGTTTTGACCTCTAACAGAAAACATAGGCTGGTTAGAGCCATACAATAGTTTTTGACCGGAAGTAACATTACCACTGCTGTCAATCGACAGCGCGGTGTTCGAGTTTGTCGGGTCTTGAATCTGGGAGACTTTTAATATGCTGGTCATCCGCCAATCTCCATCACAATAATAGTGCTTTGCCCATAACTAGTACCTGAAGTTTGGTAATTACCATTCATGGCAAGAGTAGTTCCGCTATTTTGATTCGCTAACTGAGCTTTGTATGTTATTGCGCTTGTTGTTGCGGGGCTATCTAAAAGAATAACAGTGTTCAACATAAACTCATAAAGTGAATTACTACTATCTGCTCCATATTGCCACGGCCAAAGATTACCACTGTTTCCTGTTATTATTGTAGAATCTCTTGCAATAGCAAATTTTGAACGGTTGTTCCACCAATTCGTTCCAACATACAAACGAGCATCTATTAATATTTTACTGCTAGTAGATGAGGGTGTAATTGATACCGTAAGAAAATCAACATAGCTTGTTGAGCTTGTGGTAGTTCTGGCGGTTGATTTTGTTTCTTTTACCTGCAAGACATGACCCGGAATATACACTCCGTTGTTTGTGGTCTTCTCATTTATTGTATCTACAAATAATGTACTCATCTCAACCTCTATCCCGCTATTTCTGTAAGCAAGAATGTTGATGAAGTTCTGGCATAGTTATCTGAGCCTCGCCTGTTCATGTACCAAGTTTCACCACTCCCAGTTAATGCCCACTGCATTTTATAAGTGATTGCGCTGGTTGAGCTTGGGCTATCTACAAACATATGACTAGCTTGGTGGAATACACTGTTTGCACCATCATAGTTTTGCATAAACACATTATGTGTATCTGCACCAACACCTTGTCCAATCTCTGTGCTACCTCTAAGAAGTTTCATCATACAACCAGTTCCTGTACTATTGGAGCATAATAAACCAAAGCTAACTTGGATTAGTATTTTACTACTTGTAGATGTCGGTGTGATTGTTGCAGTCATTGAAGGAATATCAGCGTAAGTTTGTGACGAAATACTTGAAGCCGCCGTGCTTACACTTGACTGCATCTGAATAATATGACCCGGAATGCTTACAGGCGGCGAAGTTGTGCCATTTGCGTTTTTTACTTGGTCTACATTTAGTATCGAAGCCATCTGTGCCTCACAGTATTGTTAAGTTGCCATCAACCGTAATAGTAGTTGATGTATCAATAGTTAACGGCCCAATTGCCAAGGCATTCTTGGTTGAGCCAATGGTAGTGTTCTGGTTTACAGTCTGATCATTCGTGCGGAACGCCGCTGTATCAACCGTGCTATTAGTGGTCTGAAATGACGGAGCGGTTATCTCCCCCGCAAATGTACCTCCAGAAGCCTTACTCACTGTATCAGTAACTGTAAACGCACGATAGGCGCGGATAACAAGCTCGTCATTGAGTGCCGCCGCAGATGCCAGTGTAATGGTATTTCCGTTACTGGGGGTAAAATCAGTGCTGTCGAGGTGTACACCGTTTAAATATACATCCACATCGTTACCAGAGAAGGCTAGTACCGCACCGTTAGCATCTGCCCCTGTAAACGCAGTTTGACTAGCCGTGGCAGTGTACTTAAACAAACCCATCGCATAGCTGGTTGGCTGATCAACGGCGCGACCAAAGAAGCGCACGGTAATTACATCCCCGTTAGCTGGCGCGGCAGAGAATGTCAGGGTATTTCCG